GCTAATATAAAAGATATTATTTGATATCCAGTTTCTGAAGAAGCAAAGGAATCTGTTGGGGCTTTTATAGGAAATAATCCTGTTTTTTTTAAATCAGATTTATCAAAAGCACCATAGTTAACTTTTAATGATTCTAATATCTCACCCATTGTTATTATAGAGACACTACAATCATACCCACCGTCACTACGAGCTTTCCAGCTATAGTTTTTTACAAATCCATATACAGCATCGTAATTACCATCTGCAGAAGCACGTTTAAATAATTCAGACCAAAGATTTTCTTTAGTTTGATTTTTTGTAAAAAGATAATCAGGTAAAAGTACATTAGATTGAAAATTCTTTTTATTGTCTAAATAAGGAGCCCACCCCCATTCTACTAATACAGAATATCCAGGGCGCATGTATAATTGTTCTAATTCTTCTAATTGTCTAATATCCCAGCACTGAAAATTTACAGTTGCTTCTCTCAATGAACCATATGCTGATTTTGATTTAACATCTAGTGATGTTATACCAGGCATAGGTCTAATACCTAATCTATTAAGTTGTCCTCCTAATGTAGTTGTTGAATATGCTTCGTTTCCACTTCCTACTCCTGATCTTAAAGCTCCTGTTGATGTTAAGGTTCCTCCTTGTAAAACACTTTTTTTAGCTAAAGCTCCACTATCATTATTTACGTCAACAGCAGAAGACATTCTAATCCAAGCATTACGTGAATTAAAATATTGTAAATGACCAGAAGTACGATCGTTAATAGACTCTTGTCGAGCTGTTAACTGGCCTTTAACTCCTGGCTTAAATGAATCTTTAAATATTGACATAACATTTATCGGGCTTTATTAAATTGATCGTATAAATTTAAAATATAATTTAGGTCGGTTGGTATTCTTAATTGTGTACCGGGTACGGGGTATAAGGCACCTTTAGTAGCATTATTATTTGCAGCAGCAATTATCCACCATAGGGTAGAATCATTATAATAAGAATATGCTAAACTATCAAGTCTATCTTCAACAGTAGTAATAACATACACATCTGATTCTGCCAAAGGAATATTTGGGTAAAATCTACCCTTATAATAAGGACGATTTGTATTTTCTGTTTTTAATATTGTTGTATTTTCGTAGCGATTCATCATTATGGTTTAATATAGTTAGGTTCTCCTTTAGCGGCACCATTATAGTTTTGAGCTATATTAGATGTATTTTGAGATTTAGAAGCAAGTTTATTTGTTGCTTGTGTTTGTGAACCGATAGGAGTAAATGTCATATTTACTTCTAAAACATGAGGTAATATTAAATATTTATCTCCTAATCCTATTTCCCAAGGTGAATCTTGAGGAACAGTATACGACAATGAATTTAAAATACCAAATTGTCCGTCTAACCAATTACCAACAGTCATTCTCATCATAGGTCCTCTCATTAAAGTACCATTATAATCAGGCATTAAATTACTCATTAAGTAGTTTAATTTTTGATACATTGGTTCCATTTCTTCAACTGATAAAGATGCTACTTTAAATCCAATTTGAACTTTTCTACCAAAACCACCGTATATGTAGAAATCTTCACCTCTACCAGCATATTTAACACTATTCCAATTAGCATCTACGTTATCTGAAAGTTGAGTTAGGTATGCTCTAAATATCATGTAATCTGACTTATTTGGGTCTGTTCCATCTACTGCTTGAATTCTAAATTTAACTAAATCGTTTATATTGGATGTTGGATTACCAGGTATATTTAGTTTTTTTACACTATCAGCAGCACTACCACCATTATCTGAAAATATTGGGGTTAGATTTATTAAATCTTTTCGTCCACTACCAACTCTTACTTCACGGCTTAGACCAAGCCATCCTTTTGGAGCGTATAATTTAACTGTATCTCCATACCCGTTTCTATAACCAAGATAATTCGCAGCACCTATATTAGTACGATATGTTGGGTTATTTGGATCAGTTAATATATCATCTGAATCTCGTTCAAAAAAGTCAGATGTATTTAATTTAGCAAGACCAGTTGTAGATGATATTCTATTATCAAAATATTGATTATTAGTAAGTATTTTTTTTTCAATTATTTTTTTATAGCTATTATAACTTTTACTGCCTCCTCTACCTTGACCTACAACAGTTACTTGAACCAATCCATTTCCATCAATTTGAAATAAATCTCCATTAAGAGAACTAATACTTCGAGAATCTAAATCTTTTGGTTTTAATGTTGGATTATTTGGATCTATTCTAAGAAAATCTATAATATCTTGGTCTGTAGGAAAATAGCCTCTTGATACTCCTAATGTATTGTAATAATTTATATTACTTAAAGATAATTTAAGAGCAGCTTCATTTGATAAATAAATTGCATTATTCTTAAAAGCATCTCCAGTATATTGTGTTCTTTGGATTGTTGTAGTTCCTATACCATACACAGATGATGGTCCTCCAAGAGTTGGTCCTTGAATTGTGTTATTAGTAGGTTTCCAATTTGCTATATTAGGAAGACCAAAAGTTCCAGTTAAAAATCCAGATATTTGGTTTATAGCTGTGGTAAATGCACTTTGCTTAGAAAATGAAGTTGCTTGGCCTAAGCTAAATTTATTTGATAATCCTACTAGTCTATTTTCTTTACTTCCGTTGCTTTCATTATTAAATGTAACTACAGATTCATAATTATTAGAATTATCTCGAACGGGTAATAAACCATGTCTAGTAAAATGAACACCAAATGCGTTAACAGGTACTTGAGCTATTGTATTAATACCTAAATTGTAAATACGAGTTGGACCCAACATACCTCCTGTAATTGTTCCTAAAAGAGAACCAGGGCTAAAATTAAGAGCACCACTAGCAAGACCTCTTCCTCCTTTTTTAACCTCTAAAAGTGGGTTTGATAATTGTAAACCTACTTGTTTAGCAATAAATAAAGGACCTTTTGGTAAACTAAGGAAGAAACTTCCTATACGAAAAGCATCATTGATAGAAGCTTGAGCAGCTCCTAAAGCACCACCTCTAATAAATTCATCTCCACTAAGGAAATCATTAACAAATCTTCCAATACTACTTCTATTTAATAAACTTGATGCATTTGGAAGTAAGGGTAATGAATTTAATCCTAAACCAAATAGACCTAATACACTATTATTTGGAAAGTTAACCTTAGTACCGTGGATTCCATCTACATCTGTTGTAATGTAAGGTTGGCCACTATCACCCCCACCAGGTTGATCTTTACCATACTTAAGTGATTTTAAGTCTGTTTTTAGGTCTATTAAAGGCATTTATTATTGTTTAGTAGCGACCGTCTTTGGGCCCTAAGTCTTTATATTTCTTACCTGTAGCTGATTTATATACTTGTGATACTATAGATCCTGCTAAACCGGCTTGAGTATTAGATGGTGCATTTTTATCTAATTCATCTAATCTAGATTCTGCAGGTAAAAACGGTTTATATGGTGTTTTATTGAAACTCACAATTTTAGTTTGTGGAGTTGAATTTACATCATACGTGTTCTGTAATACACTAAGTTTCGGATCTAACGGATTTAATGTTGGATCTGTAATGTTTGGGTTGCTGAATCCCCAAGCAGCGCTTTGAAGTGCTGGATTGAATCCATTGCCCTCTAAGCTTAAAGTGCTGTCTTTTAATTTATCTTGTAATGCCATAGTTTTTTATTTTTTTAATGTTTCGTATAAATATTTAAAGTTATGCAGACTTGTACGAAGCGTTTTGAACTAAGCTAGTTCCAACTTGCTTACTATCCATATTAATTATTACGGGGCGGTTCATTAATTCTTTAACTGCTGCTTTTACTTCATTAATAGCTGTAACCATTGGTGTTAAATCAATTGAAGGCATTGAGCCTCCTCCACTACCACCTCCTAAATCAGTACCAGCAATTACTGTGTCTTTATCGTTTAATTTGATAGCACCTTCTGGAGATAATAAGGTACGTTTACCATACCCCCCTTCAGACATTACGTCATCACCTTTAAATGATGAAATTAAACCGTATATAGCAGCACCAGCACCTAATATAATTGGAAGTAAAGTACCAAAAGACATAGCAGTTGCTGCAGTAGTTTCAGCTACAGCTTTTGCCGTTGATATACCTAACATTTTACCTAATTGGCCAATCATTACATTACTAACACCAACACCCATTCTATCTGCTATTAATTTTTGTTTAGAATACCAAGCTATTAATAATTGAGATCCTGCTATTAGTTTAGAAGTAACATACCAAGTAGCTAATCCAGCACCAATAGAAGTAATTAATCCTAATGATGTAGTTAACATATCTAAGAAAGTACCAAACGGTCCTGCTATTAAATTACCAAAGAAATCTTGTAATTTTAAAATAGCCTGATTAAATTTTTCTTGTACTGCTTGTCTTTCAAGAGCAGTTTTAGCTTCTTCTTCTGTTATTTGAGCTAATGATTTACCACTAGCAAGAGCTTGTTCTCTTTTTACTAATGTATTTGCAAGTTCATCTGAGGTCATACCAACAGCTTCGGCTAATGATTTTTGTTGCAATACATTCATTTTAGTAAAATCAGCAGCTGTGCCTACATTTTTAGCTAATTCCTCAGCTAATGCTATTTGATCACCTGCTAAAGCAGCTGCTCTAGCTCTTTCTAAATTTAATTGCTTACCTGTTAATAATTCAGCTTTTAATTCACTTTCAAGTGATGATTCAAAATTTAAAAGCGATTCACCTGATTTAGCTACTTGTTCTAAAGTCATACCAAATGCCTTAGCAGTAACTACAGCTTTAGCTATACGTTCGGGATTATATCCTAGATTTGCAGCTAATTGACCTGATACTTTAGTAGCTTCAGCTAATGTTGCTTTAAAATCAATTCCTACTTTAAGTTGGTTTCTTGTTGCTACTAATCCCTTAACAAACGAATTATATGTTTGTTCTGATGTTTTATTATTTAATATTCCAAGTTTTTGTATTTGTGCCGCTTCATCTGCTTGTAAACCAACCTGTTTAGTTAATTTAACTTGTGTTGCTAATTGATCAACTGTAAATTCATAGGCAAATCCAGTTTCCTTAGCTAATTCGCTAAAGGCTCCTATTAAATTTTCAGTAGTAATATTTATGTTAGAATTAAATCGAGCAGCTGCTGCTAAATTTTCTCTGTATGTATATGAATCTTTTCCTAATTGTTTTCCTAATTCTACAACCTGTTTATTTGCTTTTAAAGCTTGGTTTAAAAAGAAAGTAAGTAAAGTAAGTGGATCTGTTAGTCCTTTTCCTAGTTGTTTTCCTATTTCACCAGCCGCAACTCCCATTGTTTTAAAAGTACCACCACCACTAGCAGCAACTTTTCTCATCTTAGTTTCAATTTCTTCAGTATTGAAGAATTTACCTATAAATGGAACCTTATTTAATCCACTAACTAGCTTACCAGTTAGACCTAATCTTCTTTCTATTAATTCAAGTTGTTTTTCATCTTTTTTAAGAAGTTCTTCTTGAATATCTAATGATTTTAAAGCGGTATTGTAATCTTCTTCATTATATTGTAAACCTAACAATCTAGCATGCTGCATTTTTCTTTCTAATTCGGCTCTTTTTTCCCCTAATGATTGTAATTGTTTAGTTATATCTTTTTCTTTTATAATACCATTATTTATTCTACCTTGGTTATGAGCAAATTCATCAGACATTTTAGCTAATCTAGTAAAGGTTCTAGTTAAATCTTTACCCACAGCAGCCATAGTACTTGCTTCCGCTGAGTCAAATGCCCCTTCAACAGCATCTTTTAGTACATTAGCGTAATTAGAAGCAATAGACATTAATGTGTCTCTTATATATAGATTTTGTTTATCTATTGCTGCTTGTGATGCCGATGTATTTGATGTAGATGTAGCCATATTGTATTATTGCGCCGTATAAATATTGAAAGCGCCTATTTTTTAGGCGCCTTCGCAGTGTATGTAGGTTGTGTTTTAGGAGCCACATTTGGTCGTGCTATATCACCCCCACCAGATTTATTTTTTAACATATTTTGTTGCTTGTCTGCTTCTTCCTTTTGTTTTTCATAGTGTTCACGTAGATTTTCAAAAGTAAAACGTCGTAGCCAAATAGGCATGTTATAAACGGTATTCCAATCATAACCGCCCTGTCCGTTAAATACAATTTCGTGTATTGTTTTAAACAAATGTATCCTATATTCCTGAGTCAGGCCAAAAAAAGTTAAGTCCTGGAGTAAACTCTATGCCCTCCCCAACATAACTTTTGTCTTTGGGGAAAAATCTCATATCAACATCTGGGGTAATTTTGGCATAGTATTGACGTAATGCTCTAGCGTCTTGTGCCAACATTGAATCAGAAAATTCACGTATTGCTTTTGTATCGCGATTGCCATTAATTGATGTTAGGATATATTTTAAACGTGTTGTAACATCTGTTGTTGCATTTGGATTTACTTTTTGTAAACCTTTAATTTCAGCATCAATTTTTTGTTCATCATCATGTGTTAACAGTTTAAATGTTACTGTGTTGCCTGTTTGAGGCAAAGTAAATGAAAAATCATTTATACCTGATTCAAATAATGTGTAATCAACTTTTTTATCTTCTAGTTGCGATAAATCAACTGTATGATTTTCATTGCCATAGAAAACATTATAATCTTTACCATAACCTAAAACACGAGCTGCAATTAATATTGCATTTTTATCACCCACTAACAATTCATTATAGTCGATCGGTGTTACAATCATTGATTGTAATAGTTTGTCAATTACTGTATTGTTTCTAATATAGTTTGCGTTGGTAAGAATATCTTCTTCCCTAGCAGTCATATATTTCATTTCAATTTCACCCTTAGATAGTGGTGATTCTTTTGGATACAGTAAACCTTTTGATGGTAGAGAGATTGTCTCTGTTGGAATTTTTAATTCTGCCATAAACTTATTTTATATTTTATATATATAAATATACGAAAAAAGAGGGCATTTGCCAAAAGCAAACACCCTCAATTAAAAATATTGATAAGTAATCTTAGAAATTCAATACGCAGTAATCCATAGCTACTGTTACAGATAAGCTAATTGCAGCGTCTGAGCTCCAATCATAATCGCCAAAAGTTGCTGTTTTTACATAAGCACCTTTAACAATCCACTCACCTACTACATCACCTACTGGGCCTAAGATATCTAAAGTTAAGTCTTTTTTATAAAAATCAGAATAACCATCACGACCCGTTACTGATTCATGAGCCAAACGAGCCCATTCCATTACTGATTGAGCACCAGATGGAGTGATTGGATCGTATAGTTCTAAAGTCATGTCGTTCCATCTAACTTTACCTTTAATTTTACGGTAAACGTTGATGTGGTCTAAAATAATTTCTCCAGCTTCGAATCCAGGTGCAGATGCCTTTTTAATTAAGTATGCGGGAATACCGTTGATATACATAATAAAACGGTTCTGAACTTTTGGTTCAAATGCCGTGAACATTATTTCGTTAGCGTTTAATACAGCCATTTTATGTTAAATTTTATTGCTATTAATAAATATTAGGAACCACATCCCCTTATGCAGGGAATGTAGCGCCAGTTGGTAATACGTTGAAGTTCAATATGATAAATTCAGCTGTCTTAGTTGGTTGAATATAAATTTGACCTACTAATTGGTTTCTATCAATTACATCAGCTGTGTTGTTTGTTTCATCCATTACAACTCTGTAAGCGTATAAACCTTGTCTTTGTACTACTGAATCTAAATAAGGGTTAACTTGGCTTAAGAATAAGTTTCTTGTAATATTTGTATTTTGTTCAAATACTAAGTTATTAGCAACTTGACCAATAAATCCTTTTAAGGCAATTAATAAACGACGAACGTTTACTCTGTCTAAAGCTGTTGCTCTGCGTTGTAATGTCTTTTGACCAAATACTACAACACCATTTCCTGGGAATGTAGCTAATGGGTTAACATTTGCTTGATATAAGTTATCGCGATCAGCTTGAGATAATTTTCTTTCAGCTTTTAATACTGATGGGACACCACCTCTATTTAAACCTGCTGGAGCAAACCATTCAGCACCAACTTGATCGTTAAATGCTAAAACACCACCCATAATTGTTGATGCTGGAGCCCATACTGTTTTGCCTAATGCGCTTGAATATAATTGAATCCAAGGCCAGTAAGTAGCAGCGTAGTTGCTTGATTGACCAGCAGCTGCTGTTGCAGCTGTTGTTACAACTGAACCATATAATGTTGTATCTATCAATGCAATAGCATCTCCTCTATCTTCGCAAGTAGAAATCATACTTGATACTGCACTGTTACCTAAGCTAACTCCTGGAGCTAACAATACGTTAAATTGATATTCGTCTTTATTATTTAATAAAGTAAAAGCAGCAGCATAATCAGCTGGAGCAAATCCTTGTACGTTTGTAGTTGTGATTGATTCGTTCATTGATTGAGAAGCAGCTGTTGCAGCTAAACCACCAGCAAATGAACCACCATAAGAACCGCTACCTACAACTGGTAAACCAGATGCAAGAGAAGCACTTTTATAATTACCATTATTATCAATAGAATCTGCTTGAATATTTGTTACTGATTTAATACGAATGTATTGAGAAGCATTAGCATAAGAGCCAGTAGTATCAATATATGGAGTACCAGAACTATCTAATCTGTAAACAGGTTTAATATCACCAATTACGCGGGAAATATAGTTAGGTTGAGCTGGATCCAATGATAAATTAGACCATGTTTCAATATAGTTAGGTTGAGCAGTATTATCATTACCAGCACGAACTGCTAAACTAAATGTACCACTTCCTGTGTTTGAATTTATAACTTCCCAACGAACGTTTGTTGAACTGCCACTTGCTAAAGCTCCTGCTGTTAAACTAGAAGTATTATTCATTACATCACCCCAAGCTAATGTTTCAAGAGCAAATGAAGCTGTTAAGTTAGTAGCAATAACATCAGCGCTTGCATAAGTGCTCATGCTTGTACTACCACTAGAAATAACTCTAGTTACTAATAATGTTTGACCACCATTTTGAAAGAAATCTTTAGCGGCTAATGAAGTAAGATATTCGTAGTAATAGCTACCACTCTTAAATGTTTCCCCGAATTTTGATACATATTCACTGTATGAAGTAACATAGGTAGGAACAAATGGTTGACCTAATACTGTAGGACCAACGATTGCGGTTGCAGTACCTTGAATACCTCTTTGAACTAACGATTGGTCAGATTCATTTTGGAATACACCAGGTGAAATAATTTTTTCTGCCATTTTATATTATTGTTTTTGAAAATTTAATAGGGTTGACCTAATAATAAATATCAAAAAACCAATATAAACCGCAGAGCTATTATTGGACAGCTGTGATTTCTCCGTTTTCAGGGTTTATTGCACCTTCACCATATTTTACTTGAAGAGCTTTGGTGATTTCTAATTCTTTCTGTTCAATTGTTTTAAGATCAGATACTAAACCTTTTTTAGCTTCAACTAATTTTTCAATTTGCTCGTGAAACACGATTAATTGTGCTTCAGCCGCGCCAATTTCAAATATGGTTTGGTTGTACTTTGATTGTAAGTCTTTAATTGACTGTAATTCTTCTGGAGTTAATTGTGCCATAACATTATTTTTCCCATTTAGCTAATGGGCAAGCTTTAGGGCCTTCAACAGGCGAAAATACTTTTTTAGATAGTGGACATCCACATTCACCACAGATAAACGAAGCAATAGCAGCTACATATGATTTTTTATCACATGTATCGCATACAGATGATCTGTATTCTGCTGTAGCTTTTTGTTCAGGTGTGGGGTTAGCCGCAGCTACCCACGCCTGAAATATTTCTGAAATTTTATTCATTGGTAATAATACCTGTGTTTATATCAATAGAACCTTCACCATACTTAATGTTAAGTCGGTTCATAAACTCTTGTTCTTGAACTAGTGAATTTTTGTAAGAATCCAATAACATTTGTTTTCTAATTTGGTTTTCACCCAACGCGAATGTAATGCTATTAGCTTGCGACTTAATGGTATTAAGCTGCTGTAATTCTTCAGGAGTAAGTTGAACTGTCGGCTTTGTTTCTGCTGTTAGTTTTGTTTCTTTACTCATAAATTATTTCTTACTTGTTTTTTTAGGAGCATTTGTTTTAGCTTTAGGAGCTACTGCTTTTTGAGCTTTTGGAGCTTTAGCAATTTTTTCTTGTGCTTCTTCAACCACTTCTTTTACTTCCGCAACGACTGGTGTAAATGTTTCTTCAATTTTTTCAATAGTTCCGGCGATTTTCGATTTGTTGTTTTTGATAACTAAAGCAACTACTACAGCTATCACAACGATTGTAATGAATAATAACATATTTTATTTTATTTGTTTGATATAAATATATACAAAAAATAGGAAACAACCAAATTTCTTTGGCCATTTCCTATTCTTATTTTTATTTTTTAAAAATTATGCTTGTGATTCGTTCCATGTTAAACGAGAACCAGCTTGGAATGGAGAGGATGAGTTAATACCTTGTGTATCAATTACACCCACCGCTACTGTGATTAAATCCGGTCCGTTAGGGAACGTAGTGTCACCACCTAATATACTGTTACCCATATCTATCAAACCATCCAAACTAAAGTTTGATGTAGCTGATAAACGTTTACCTGTTGCATCTGTAGTACCACCTGCGGCTCTGAACTGGAATACTTTAGTACCACCAACTATTCTATCGCCTGAGTTATGTCTAACTAATTGTGATAATGATGGTTTTTGTACGTTTTCAAAAGCTACGTTACTTGAATCACCATTAAGTATTAAGAATACTTCACAATCGTGTGTTAAAATCAAACCAACTTCTTTCAATATTAATTGCATTCTGTTAATAATCTCTCTAGCACCTAAGTTACCTGTTAAACCAGAATCGGCTGATGGTGCTAAACGAGTACTAATCAATGGAATTAAGTCAACACCCAATTTAACATCTGAAGTACCTTGTGTTTGGGTACCAATGTTTACTGAGCTTCCACTAACTACATAAGGAGCATTATATGGATAATTCCATCCATCTTGAACGAATATATAAACATAGAATACACCAGAACCATATTCGGTATATGATACCTCATTACCATCTAATGCACCATTTGAGGTAAATAATTTAGTACCTACAGCAAATTTATCAGCATCACTAGTATTAAATGGAATTTGTACATACCAATCATATGTTCTCTTAGTGTAATTATATTGTACTGTTACTTGTGAGTTATCTGTTGTTGATCCTGTTGCTGCTTGACCATTAGTAAATGTTAATGTTTTAGAAGATGCTGTGAATTTGTAAGCACCATCATCATCGTATTTACCATCCATAATAACGGATGTACCCCAATGGAATAAACTTGGTACATAAGAAGGAGTACCCGTATTTTCAATTTCATAACGAGCAGGTAAGTTACCTGATCTCATGTATGCTTCAGTCAATCTATTGTTGTGTACAATTTGATTACAATATATAACATGGCCATCTCTATCTTTAAATCCAAAACGGATTTTACCAGCACCATACCAAGAATAGTCCATGTAAGCCATTTGGATCTTTGATATATCCAAATTGTATCCTGAAGGTCCAGTACCATCACATTTATCTAAATTCCATTGTGTTTGTGGTATTCTTACTTCTTCTGTTTTTGTAATTATAATACCATTAGCTGAGATACCTTTATATTGAGGATTTACAATTAATTCTGTATTGCTCTTTATTTTAGTAACTTTATATGTAGTACCTCTTAATACAATTCTATCACCAATACTTAATTGACCTGTAAAGTTTGTATTTGTACCTGTAATAACATTTGAATTAAATACAGCTGCTGCTGTACCTGATATTTGAGTTGTACTACTTCTTCTTACACAGTTTATTGTATTACCATCGTACTCATAGAAGAAACCATTTTGATTATCAAACATACCAGCTCTAAGTACACTATTTGACCAAGAACTAACACGCCATGTTATTAAACCACTAGGCACTGAAGTTGTTGGTGAAGATGTTAAAGTATAAGTAAATGTAAAATCATCTGCTGTTGTTTGTACTTCAAAAGTACCATTATATGCCTGATCAACAGAATTTTCAACTACAATAGTATCCCCTACTTGAATTCTATGTGGGTATTTGTTTGTAATTGTTGCTGTTAATCCATTTGAGTTTACTGTTTCACTTAATCTTGGAGGATTAAAGTTAATCGCTAAAGATGTTTGAATACCTTTACCTGATTGATAACGGAAATATTTACGAGTTTGTCTAATGATTTGAGAGTTTGGAGCAGTACCTGCTTGAATCTCAACACCACCATCAAATGGTCTATGGAATGTAGCACCATCTGGTCTAGCATAAAACAATGTAGATACAAAGTATTTAGAAGCAGAAGCTTGGAAAGTTATAGGAGTAGTTACAGTCATATTATTATCATCAGCAATTGATGCTACTGTATAATCGTATAATGTTCCTGGGGTTGATCCTGTTACTGTTGTGTTGTCTTTAAGAGTAACTGTGTCACCTATTTTAAAGTATCTTTTAAATAATGTATCAACATCTCCTACTATAGCATAACTACCTGTTGATGTTGATATTGTACCTTTTCCTGGTACTCTACCATTAACAAAATTTGCAATTAATGTGTGAGTATTATTTGTACTACCACTAATTTCTATTTTTTGATTTGATAAAGCATCCGCAGATGAAGTTGCTAAAGAAATTGTATTTTCATCTTTAATAATAGCATAATATGTACTTCCACTTGTTAAAGGATAAACTACACTACCACTACCACCACCATATGTTAATGGAGAGGCAGGAGATAAATTATGCTCTGTAAGAGTAATATAAGAAGAACCCGAATCTACACTAGATGAAGCATTAAAAGTTAAAGCTCTATTTTGTGCTTTAAATGGTAGTTTAATAACAAGACTCTTTTCAGTAGGAACACTTGTAACAGTATAAGCACCATCAGCAGCACCATATGCTTGAGATGTTATCTCAAACGATAATGTTGGTTCACCTGATGATGATAAGTTAAATCTTGTGCCATTAGATGCATTTAATGCAAATCTATTATTATTAATAACAACAGCTGATGTGGTGTCGCCACTTGCTAAGTTTGGTTTTTCAAAATTAGTAGTAAAATCACTAACTAAACCATCTAACATATTATAGAAATCAGTATCGGTGAAGCTTGTTCTTGATTGAGGTAATAAGAAACTACAGTTAAACTTAATATATTTCTTCATAGGACCATAAGTGTAACCATAATAAGCATAGCTATAAACAAGTTGGCTAAATCTATTAAGCCCTGATGTAGAATCCCAGTCAGTTTCATTGATTAAAAATACTTCATATGTTACAAATCCTTTTGTTGATCCATTATTTGGACATGAAGCGTTTACAAATCCAGCACTATACCATCCATTACCATGATTTCTTTGAGTCCAGTTTGTTACTAAATTAGGATAATAAACCCAATTCGTATATTTTGCCATATAGAAATCATTATAGTTAGATGACTTGCTATTTGAATATAAAAAACTATAATGGTTAATTGTTGTTCCTTGTTCAAATTTAGTACCTATCATTGAGAATCCTTTACCCACCACACCTGTATTAGTACCTACGTCTTTAACATTCACGCCATCTAAACCTATACTATTCCAGTTACCTACATATCCTCCAAATTGAGGATCATACATGTAAGGATCATACCAGCTAGGATACCATACTGATGTAGCACCATAACTACCTGTTGTACCATCTTCAAATGGAGTTGATTGGCTATATCCATCCATTCGTAATGTTGAGCCAGAAGCCGCTACATAAGTATCCATATAAGCACTCATAATATTCCATGCTTGCTTTAAGTTACCTGTATTAACACTAGAATCAGGAACAATAGAGCCTGTAAATACTACAGGAACAGTTCCTGTTATTTTTAAAGCATCACCATTTACTAAACTATGATTTGCAATATAGAAAGAATCGGCTGTTTGGTTTGCAGCAGTTCCACTAAATATATAAGAACCGGAAGCATCCATCATTCTTATTGTATTACCATTTGCTGGGGATTGGAGATTATTAAGTGAATCTACTAATCTAAATCTATCAGGTGATAAAACATCAACTGAATAGCTTGCTGCTTGTAATGTTTCTCTAGCATTATTATCATAATAACTTATATTTTTAGAATATGTTGGTAAAGAACCACTAGCTAATGAAAAGGCAACAATATCTCCTGAATTAAATCCATGGCTAGGAATATAGAAAGAATCTCTTTCATTATCTTCTGATAAAAATATATAATAAAGTCTATCGGTAGATGCATTAGCACCATTAAAATATTGAGTACCACTACCATAATAATCAAATTGATTTACATAATTATGGCGCCATGTACCATCACCAGGTAAATAACCATAGTTATATATTGGAGCATTACTGTAAAAAGTATAATTTTTATATCTATTAAAATCTTCAATAAAATTAAAATTACCTGGAGATTGAGTTGATTCACTCATTATCATTTCACCAAGAAAAGCAGTGGTATAAACTCCTTGCGCTATTACACTTTGAATATTAGATCCATTAGGAGAGAAATACATACCCCAATCACCACGTGATTGGCCAATTCCGTAGTTTTGACCAAAATTGCTTAAATAATAAGTATTATCTGATAAATCCCAACCAGAACGATTATTATCTCCGTTATATGCTCTTGGAGTATAAAAATAAGTCTGATAATCGTAGGGATTTTTAAAGGCATAAACAATTTCATAACATAATGACAATTGTGCTCTACCACGAGTGTATGTTCCTGTGGTAGTAAAATCTATTGCTGATCCACCTTGTGTTAATGATAATTGAATTGTGTTTGTTCCTTTATTTACAATATAGTAAACTTGAAATCTTTGCAATCCACCAATTTCATCATCGCCTGCTGATGGAGTATATAATAAACAGTCATTATTTTTTAAATTATGAGCTGTCCAAGTAATTGTATTTGATCCAGTACTAACAGCAGAAGCTACAAATTTTAAAGCATATGTGCTTTTCATTTGTTTTGTTTCTGTAAAACTTGCTGTGTTTTCATAAGCTACATTCACTGTGTCTTCAAAATCTACATATGCTCTACCATCTGCTGCGCTTCCAGTTGTATCAGATAATTCTAATACTTTAGGTGCAACGGAATTTACTAAATAGAAGTTAGATCCTGTAAGGAAACCATGTTCAGATGGTGTAGTAATTGTAATACTTGATGTTGCTGCTTGATCTGAAGTCATACCAACAGATGCATCAAATGGTACTTGAGAACCTGCGTAGAACTGACCTGGAGTAACAGTAGTATAAGTACCATTAATATCTTTAGTTTCAGTTTGTGTTGCTCTAGCAGTATAAACGAAAATATAATCTGTAGGTGTAGATGAGATTAAGTATTTACCTTCTGCAGTTTGAGAAGATAAACCTCTAACATCAATTGGTGTACCTTGAGCTAAACGGTGAGGATCACCTGTTGTTACTGTAATTTTATCTGATCCAGCTGTTGAAGCCATAGATAAAATTGTATTGATACCTGTATCAGCTTCTGATACGTAATATGAAGGAATGTTGTTTGATAATTCTAATGTTTCCCACTTAGTTGATTGTAAACCATATTCAAAGTCAGTATCGATTAAGTTCTGTGGGTTAGATACACGAATCTTATTTACCGGATCGATAAAAGTATCGGCTAAATATACTTCTGTATTATCGGATTCAATAAAGATTTGTAATTTACTACCTGTAGTAACTGAAGCTGATGCAAAGTTTGTAGCTAAAGTTAAAGCTGTTCGCTCAGTATATTCACTGAAAGACCAAGTAGTGTAACCTGTAGCTGCGCCTCCAGCGAAGTTGTATAAAAGTGCATTTGTATTAACGTCTGTAATTATAAGAAAACGTTCTGGTCTGTAATTACCTTGAACGTATACCGTATTACTAGCTACATCAATTGAATAATCGTTAATTAATTTTTTAGCCATTATTGTCTATATTTATTTGTTTTTTATTATAATACTGTTGAAAATGCTATTACCTGAGCTAATGATACGCCACCACCACCAGCGTTAGCCGCATATGATGCTGTTAGTGCGTTTGTAGCATATGATGATGTTACTGCATACGATGCAGATAAAGCATATGATGAACTTACACCACCTCCACCATTAGCAGCAAATGATGCTGTTAAAGCGTAAGATGAACTTACACCTCCACCACCGTTCATAGCGAATGATGCTGTTGTAGCATATGATGCAGTCATGAGCAAACTTCCGCTCATCGTTATGGTATTGCCCGAGAAGGGCTGTATGGAATTTACTCTTATTGTACTCATTATAGGATTTTAGATTTATCCGGTATAAATATCGAAAACTATTAGTAAGTCACCCCATCTTCTAATTGAGATGCCTTGTATTTGCGACCAGTTGTGTCTGCTGCTTGTAATTCTGCTGCTTTTACTTCGGTTTCCTCTAGCGTTTCGAATTCATAGATTGGATCTGTTGGTTCTAGACGAGCTACCCAGATTTGGTCGAGTCCTGGGATAAATTGCATTAATACGATGTATTTCATTTGTTGTGTTTTATATAAATATTTTTAATTATTGAAATAGAGTTTCATCAACTTCCATTTCTCCTTTATTTATTTTTATTAGTTTTATTATAAAAGTTTCTAATACATCTGTTGGGGGTACTCCTCTTTTCATTATTGGGGGGAGTTCTTTTTTAAAATACCAATATGTTGAAGGAGTATTCATTGGTGGGAAAGGAACAAAATGTTTTCTTACATCAATTCCATAAACTGGTACTCCTAAATTTTTTATAGTTTCTGAAGCTGATAGTAAAAACTGTAAACACATATCACAATCTTCTTCATAAAATAAGAAGCAATGAACTGTATCGTCATTATTTATAAATTCTGATAGTACTTGTTCTGCTTCGGTGTAACTGATTTTCAACATATATTTTATTTTTTATTTATAAACACAAACTGTTAATACACTTTGTATGCCATTACCATTATAGGCACTATTTACAGCATCTGATGGGTTCCAGTCTTCAGGTCCCGGCATAGCATTATCATTAACTCTCCACCCACTACTATCTGTTGATCCCCACCATCCACAAAATAACTGGCTGGCATTGCAAGCATCACCATCTATGTTTGGGGGTAAATGAGTACCTAAGCTAGTATTATATACTAATCTTTGATCTGATGCACCTCCGGCTCCATTTATATTAATCATTGGCATTCTTAACACGGCTCCACCACCTGTGTTGCCATTTGTAATAAAAGTTGAATAATTATTCCACAATGCTCTTTTTACTGCTAACCAAGCACCATATACTTCTGTTGTTGTTCTAGTATTTTCCATCCCTCTACCAGGACTAGCAATACCTATTGCTTGACACTTTGATAAGAAGGTTGCTGCTGCTGTTGGACCATCTGTTGAGAAGTTGGTATTAGCATCATTTGAAATTAAAGGTACAGTCCAAGGACCTCCTTGTATAGCTGCTCCTGTATAGTCTGTAAATACACAATAAACTTGTAATGGTACTGTTCCTATTTGTCTAATCCAATAAAGTCCAGTAGTTGCATTTGGATTATAAGTTTTAATTTCGTCTGCAGATTCTGCTGGATTAGAGGCTGTTGATCCTGGTGATGTTTGACCTACTACTGGTACCCAGTTTGATCCATCATAATATTCTAAAAAGTTAAAGCTAGTATTATATCTGATTTGACCAGCAGCTGCTGTTGGTCTTTGGCCTGTTGTGCCAGAATGAATTTTTATAGCTCCTGTTCCACCCATAGTTACATCACCACCATTAGTAATAGCCATTACTGTTGTCCAAGAAATAGTAGCATCTGCGGTTCCATTACCTGCTGTTAAAAAACTAAAAGCACCACTATCTAATCCAAAAGCAGTTGCAGGTTGAGATGAATTTCTATAAGCAAATACTCCAGAAGCATTATTATAAGCATTACCTGCTATATATAATTGATTTTGTGTATTCGTATTTGAAAAAAATATTTGTCCTCTAGGAAATGTTAACCCACCGTATTGTGAAGGACCATTAAAAGAATATCCAGTATCTCCAAAATCAGCATTACCTCTAACTGAAAGTAGACTATTTGGAGATTGTGTTCCTATTCCTACCCTACTACCCGTTGTAATAACCATAGGAAAATTAGCGGATAGAGCATTATAAAATCCAAAGTTATTGGTATTTTCATAGATCCCAGTAAACCATCTTTGAGAACCAGTAGTATAATAATTAACTCCTGCTGATGAGGCTGATGATCCTCTATCTACACCAACCATTCCGTATGTAGTTCCATAAACATAAAGTCCTGGGTTAGAAGAAAAGGCTCCAGAAACATGAAGTCTATAAGATGGATTTGTAGTACCTATACCTACATCATCTCCTTTTAAAGTTAATGTATTAGAACCAGCAATTGAAAACTTTATACTATTAGCTCCTGAACTAAAAGTTTCAAAAAAAGTAATACCAGTAGAGTCTCCTGTAATTTGAAGTCTAGGATTATAAGTACCATCTGTGTAATAAAATCTACCTAAATTTCCTGATGTAGAAGATACAACATCTAAAGCATATGTTGGGGTTGTTGTTCCTATACCAACTAACCCACTACTACTAACAAATAATCCTCCCGGATTCATTGTTACACTTCCACTAAATACATGCGTATTATCTAATATAGAACCGAATCTAGTTGAACCAGTAACAAAATCAACACTCGATGTGATTGTTTGAACTACTAATGTTTGTGCTGTTATAGTATCTGTTGTAGTAAGACTACCTGATATATTTAATGAACCTGTTAATATAGAAGAACCAGTGATGTCTAAGCTACCAGTTAATACTGTTGAACCTGTAATGTTTAAACTACCAGATAATATTGTTGAACCGGTAAGTTCTAGGCTACCAGTTATTAATGTTGAACCTGTAATGCCTAAGCTACCTGTTAATGTAGAAGAACCTGTAACATCTAAGCTACCAGTTAATGTTGTAGAACCGGTAACATTTAAGCTACTAGATAATATTGTTGAACCGGTAAGTTCTAGGCTACCAGTGAATACTATTGAACCGGTAGCACCTAAACTGCCAGTTAATGTAGTTGAACCTGTAATATCTAAACTGCCAGTTAATGTAGTTGAACCTGTAATATTTAAGCTACCAGATAGTACTGTTGAACCGGTAACATCTAAGCTACCAGTGAATACTATTGAACCTGTAGCACCTAAGCTACCTGTTAATGTAGAAGAACCACTTATATCTACAGAGCCTGTGAATGTTGTTGAACCGGTAACGTTTAAACTACCAGATAATATTGTTGAACCAGTGATGTCTACACTTCCTGTGAATGTTGTTGAACCGGTAATGCCTAAGCTACCGGTTAATGTAGAAGAACCAGTGATGTTTTGAGAACCTGTAATATTTAAACTACCTGATACTGTTAGTGAACCTGATGGAGAACTAACAACTACACTGTTTGCACTATTAATTGTAATTGTATCTGCGTAGTCATCTACTAATACATAGTTAGTATCATCACCTAAGAAAGTTAATCCACCGGTTGCTTTAATATGGGTATCACTTGCCGCTGTGTTATAAATTTCAATTTGTCTTCCATCATTAGTATCGGGTTGCAAATATATTGAACCCATTCCTTTAATTGCTTCAGTTACTGTTAGTGAACCTGTTACTATTGGACTATCTATTGTCATTGTTGTATTTTATACTGTTGTTTGAGATGCTATTAAAGCTTGATAAGCAGCTATCACTTCTTCTGTCCAAATAGCATTTGCTATTGCTTGTACTTTTGGATCTTCGTTTGTTACGTTGTCGCCTGGAGCTACAACGTGTCTATGGAATGATCTAGAGATTTCAGTTCCATCTCTTTCAATGATTGTTGCTGTTCTTACTTGAATAGTATTAACTTCTGTTAATTCTACTTGATCTACTTTTATTGTTTCTGTTAATGCCATTTTATATTAATTTATTTTTTATTATACAAAGTATGTAACGCTTCCCCTTAAAAAACTTGGGTTTGAATTTCCTAAATTTGATATAAGTAATTCAAGTGTTATATTACCCGAACGTACAAGACTTAAACCAATACCAGTTCCAGTACCAATATTTCCGACTAGATATAAACCATTAAGTGTATTATTATAACTGTCTACAATTAAACGATCCCCATCCGGTAAGTTTGTGTTTCTTCTTGTAAATGGTAAACCAGAAATTATAGCAGCACCACTTCCACCACTAATAGAAGACCATCTAACTTCAAAACTTATAGTTACTATATTTCCTATTTTAGTATAAATTCCACCCGTATTTCCCGATGAGTAAGTAATAGTTGGATTACCTCCACCACCTGTTATAGTTGGAGTCCAAGTTCCCTCTTCATAATCATCTAATGTATTAGCGTCTGCTGATGCAACTTGTGTTGCTGGAAAAGTAATACCATTTGTGGTAATTGAGCCTGTTGTATTTAATGAGCCTGAGATTGAAACTTTACCATCACTATCTATATCAAAAACAGGTCTATTAGTATCATATCTTACACTAAGTGCACCAGCTTGTAATACTAATTTATAAAAGTTACCACTACTATCGTAAGCTGCTATATAGCCTTGTGGTGTATCCGGTGATATAAGTATTCTTGCTCCTGATGATGTACCATTAGAAGAGAAATGTATGCCACTGCCGTCTTGGTACATAATACTATCGCCTATTGTATTTGCTCCTGTAAATTTAGATATATTGCCTGAAGTACCAGTAACAGCACTAGAATATGATGCTGTTGCTGCGTATGAAGCACTTACTGCATTTTCAAAAGATCCACTAAAAGTACCACTAATAACACCATTCACATTTAGTGAACCTGTTATTGTAGTACTACCACTTACAACTAATGAACCTGTAATTTCTAAAATATCTGAATTATATGATGCTATTGTTCCAGTTGAGCCTGATACTGTTAATGAACCAGATACAACTGCTGTATTAAGATTACTTGCTCCTAATACACTTAATGAACCTGACATTCCTACAGAGCCTGTAAATTGATGTGTGTTTGCACTTATAGATCCAAAGCGAGTTGAACCAGTAACAAAATCAACTGATGATGTTATAGTTTGAACTACTAATGTTTGTGCTGTTAATGTGCCTCCTACTGTAAAAGTATCGGCATATGATGATGTTGAAGCGTATGATGATGATATTGCTCTAGATGCACTTACTGCATTTAAAACGTATGATGCTGTTGTAGCTGTTTGAACATAAGATGCACTTCTTGCATTTAAAACGTATGATGCTGTTTGTGCTGTTGCAACGTATGATGCTGTTTGTGCTGTTGCAACGTATGATGCTGTAGCGGCATTTCCAGATAATGAACCTGTAATTCCTCCTGTAGCACTTATGCTACCTGTAACTATTATATTGTTTTGGCTTATTAAGCCATTTTTGACTACAAATTCGTTTGCCATTTTATTTTATCTTGATTCACTTTCCTCAAGATGTGGGTTTGATATAAATATTAAGGTAATGGTAATCGTGTTGGATCATTCCATAAGTCAGTGTTTAGTATTGCTTGTATTTCTTCAATAGTGTATGGACCCTCGCCAGTTGTTAGTAAGTTAACACACTCTGGCGTTTCGTCTGTATCCCATTTTACAAATGTTTTTGTTTCATCTACAGATTTTCTAATTGTATCTATTGATGTTTCTTGTACTTGTTCGAAATTGATTTTTTCAATTTCACTCATGTTAAATATTATGTATTTCATTTTATTTTATTTTAAAAGGATCTAACTGCGCGAACATAGTTTAAGTTGCTTTTACTAGAAGGGATTGGATCGCCATCGAAAAAATTCTGGGCCCATGCGCTATTATTGTCATACTCTGTAGAACTCCAATAGATTTGAGTTCCAAAATTACCAATAGCAGCTCTATTAATATACAAAGTATTTAATTCATCTTTACTTGGTAAATACCAATCTGAATAACCACCTTGTGTTAAATTTGCACATAATCTTGCTGCAATACCTGCTGTAGCACATTCAGCCATTATATCTATAGTATTTTGATTTCCTGTTCCTATTGCAGTACCCTCTGCTCCTGTTATATAAATGCCATCACATCCCCATTCAGCTGGTGGAGTAAAAAATGCTGAAACAACTAAACCTGATGTACCTGTAGAGCCACCACCATTAATATAAACAATTGTACCACCTAAGGCGGATTCGCCTATTGTGTATACTGGGGTTACTTTAAAATTTGTATTTCCAAAACTATTTATTTTAAAATTTATAGACCCATTTCCTGTTGTATTTTTTAAATTTATCATATTACATATAAGTTACAGTTGATCTAACAGTCCATCCACTAGTATTAGTGTTAATATTAAATTGTGCTTGTGATCCTGATATTGCTATTGAAGCAGTTACTATGTTAGTAGAACCAATATCTGTTGTTGTTGTTTCTGCATATCTTACACTACCGCCATTCCATACAGCCATTATTTCTCCTGTTCTAGCGTTTGAACCGCTATACACAGTATATTTATAGAAACCTGATCTGTAAGAACCAGTAGATTCTGTAAATACGTTATTTGATCCTGTTATTGATGAAGCTACTGTAGCATATTTGTTTAATGTATCGGCAAATGTAAATCCACTATCAGCATGTGATGCTGTTTCAGCATAAGATGCACTTATAGATGCTCCTGATCCAGAAACATAAGACGCTGTTAAAGCGTATGATGCAGTACCAGATAATGAACCTGTAATTCCTGAAGTTACATTTAATGAACCTGATATTGTTTGAGAACCATTAAATGTATTTGATCCTGTAGTTGCTAAGTTTGAAAAATCACTTAACATTAATAAGTTAGATCCAGATCCAATAGTAATACTAGAACTTACATTAACAGGTCCTATTATTAAAGCATTATGATAATCAGGAATATCAATATTATAAGTTATATCTTGAGGATTAATGAATATTTGAGAAGTAATCTTATCAGTTACAGCTAAGCTACCTGTAATTTCTGCTGATCCAGAGTAAGGGAAACCAGCTCCACCTCCTCCACCTGATCCACTAGAGGCACCGCCTAAAGATGCAACAGCTGTACCTACAGTTGCTGTAGAGAAATAAATTAATGCTGAACTAGTATCTACTGCTTTAATTACTGCTGGAATAATTACTTCATTATTTAAATCAAATATTTGGAATATTGGGTATTGAGTACCTAATCCATGATTAAAACTCCAAGTAGCTGAAGATGCAGTTTGATTTAAAATTATATTTGAACCTGAAATAACAACTGCATTCATTGCATATGATGCTGTTGTGGCAGTAAAAGCATATGATGCTGTTTCGGCATAAGATGAACTTACACCACTACCACCACCGTTCATAGCGAATGACGCTGTTAAAGCGTAAGAGGCTGTTATTGATTCATTAGAGTATGATGAGCTTACAGCATTTAAAACATAAGATGCTGTTGTAGCCGTTTGAACATAAGATGCACTTCTTGCATTTAAAACATATGATGCACTTACAGCGTTTAAAACATAAGATGCACTTACAGCATTTAAAATATAAGATGCTGTTGTAGCATTTCTTACATATGATGCTGTTGTTGAGTTCAAAGCATAAGATGCACTAACAGCATATGATGATGAAGCTGGGCTTTGATCTAAAATATAGATAGGACCACCCATAACAGCATGAGCAGTACACTGATAATATAAAATTTCAGGAACATCCATTGGTACATTAAATATTAAAGTACCATTTGAAACATCATTATTTGTTACACCATTATTATATGGAGTACCTGCAGATCCATTAACAGTAGTTTGTATTCTGAATGGGTGCATTCCCATTGTATTAGTAAACTTATACTGTTGGCCTCTAACTAAATAAATAGCGGGGTCATTTGCGGATCCTGTGAACCCAGGGCCTGTAAAAGTATAATCAAGGTTCCCATTAGCTCCTAAAATCCATTCTGAGGTGTATGTTGATATTGTAGCTTGAGATGCAGATAAAGCATAAGATGAACTTATAGCATAAGATGCTGTTTCAGCATAAGATGCACTTATAGATGTTCCGGATCCGGGAGCGTATGATGCGCTAATAGCATACGATGCTGTTTCAGCATAAGATGAACTTACAGCTGCTCCTGATCCTGAAACATATGAGGCTGTTAAAGCATAAGATGCTGTTATTGATTCATTAGCATAAGAGGCAGTACCAAACAATGAACCTGTTATCCCGTTTGTTGCTATTATACTACCTGTAACAATTATTGATCCTGTAGTAATAAATGATCCTGTAAGTACTAAAATATCAGCGTCAGTATCGAATATAGTAACGCCCGAAGCACTTGAAAATATACTAATAGAGCCTGTTACTCCTAATGAACCTGTAATTTGAGCAGATCCAGTATAAGGGAAAGGTGAGATATTTCCTGCAAGATAAGATGCTGTTAAAGCGTATGATGCTGTTCCTTCAAGTGATCCTGAGAATGAACCAGTAAACGATCCTGTTGCTCCTCCTTGTCCTAATGCTAATGAGCCTGTAATTTGAACGGCTTCAGTACCTGAACCTGCACTAAGAACTAATGGAGCCGCACTAGTATAAATTACTATTGATCCTGTAGGTCCAAATCCAGCATTTGAATTTTCTATGAAAATGCGATTTGCAGAATTTGATGAAGTTGGATAAATTTCATTTACATTTATTGTATGTCCCTTAAGATAAGAAGCTGTATCAGCATAAGAAGCACTTCCAATTACTGAACCGCTAAATGATCCACTGAAGTAGGAAGCGGTTAAAGCATATGAAGCTGTCTCTGCATATGATGCAGTTCCATTCATGCTACCTGTAAACGATCCACTAAAATATGAAGCAGTTAAGGCATATGAAGCAGTTTCTGCATAAGAAGCAGTTCCATTCATACTGCCTGTAAATGAACCGCTAAAGTAAGAAGCGGTTAAGGCATAAGAAGCAGTTGCAGCATATGAAGCAGTTATAGCATATGAAGCGCTTGTTGCAAATGATGCTGATTCTACTGATCCAGAATTAGATACTAAAGTAATATCGAAGGTTGTACTATCACCCTTAGTAAAAGTAATTGTTGATAAGTTTGCAGAAGCAGTAATAATATTTCTTAATGCTAAGCTAGCAGTAGTAGCATATGATGCTGTTCCTGATAATGAACCTGTAATTTCAGGAGCATTTAGTGAACCACTTATACTTACTGAGCCTGTAAATTCATGAGTATTGCTTGATATGCTACCAAATATAGTAGAGCCTGTTATAAATTCAGTTGATGAAGTTATAGTTTGAGCAATAATTGTTTGAGCGGTTAAAGTACCTCTTACTAAGAAGTTATCTGCAGAAGATGCTGTTAGAGCAGTTGCGGCTTGAGCTGCTGTAAGAGAACTATCTGCACTAGTAGCAAAAGCTGAATATGATGCTGATGTTGCTCTAAGAGCATAAGAAGCTGAAGTTGAAGCTAAAGCATATGATGCACTAATAGCATTTCTAACATATGATGCTGTGGTAGCAAAAGATGCTGTAGTTGCTGCTACGGCATATGAAGCTGTAATTGCAAACGATGCTGATTCTACTGATCCTGAATTAGCAACTAGAGTAATATCGAAAGTTGTACTGTCACCTTTTGTGAAGGTAATAGTAGATAAATTTGCTGATGCTGTAATAATATTTCTTAATGCTAAGCTAGCAGTAGTAGCATTAGATGAACTTACAGTACTTAAAACATATGATGCACTCGCAGCGTTTTTAATATATGATGCTGTTGTTGAATTAAAGGCATATGATGAACTAAGAGCATAAGAAGCAGTTAGTGCAAATGATGATGATTCTACTGATCCTGAATTTGCTACTAATGTAATGTCAAAGGTTGTATTGTCTCCTTTAGTAAAAGTGATTGTAGATAAGTTTGCAGAAGCGGTCATTATATTTTTTAATGCCATACTAGCTGTAGTAGCACTAGTTGCTGAACCTGCTGTTAAAGCAGATGATGCTAATGAAACTCTTCCTACAACATTACTTGCTGTTACATAAGATGCTGTTTGAGCAGTAATAGCGTTAACAGCGTTTGTAGCTGAAGAAGCTAAATCTGCTGTTTCTGATTTAAAAGCATATGATGAAGATAAAGCATAAGAAGCAGATGTTGAAGCTGCTGCATAAGAAGCACTTAATGCATATGAAGCCGAAGTAGCATATGATGCAGATAAAGCATAAGAAGCACTTACTGATGTTCCAGACCCTGGAGTAAAGGATGCTGTTAAAGCGTATGATGCTGAAGTTGAATTATTAGTATAAGATGCACTTGTAGCAAATGAAGCAGTACCTAATAAACTACCTGTTACACCAGCGGATATGTTTAAGCTACCAGTTACTGATGTATTTGAATTAATTGATACTTCAGTACCATTATCAGTAATATTAGAATCTATAATTGTATTATTACCTGTACCTTTAGTTAATCTGTTTAATGAAGGAAATACTTCACTACCTTTAGATCCTGAAGCACCTGTTAATATACCTGATGAGGCACCTGATTCTTCAACTACAATCCAATAATCATTATTACCATTCCATTCAAATGAAGCAGTTGATGCTGAACCAGTATCATAAACCATAATACCAGCAAATGGTTGAGCTGGACTATCTGCGTTTAAAATTATAAAGGAATCACCAATTATTACTGCTGAACCTGTTGTTGTTTTAGTATAAGCAAAAGACGCTGTACCCTGTACAACTAAATTATTTGTTATTAATATGTTTGAAGCTGTTATGTTTAAACCACTCGCAATTTCAGATGCAAATGAAGCTGATGTAGCATTTGCAGCATAAGCACCACTTGTAGATGTATTAGCATACGATGATGTTAAAGCATAAGAAGCGGATATAGCATAAGAAGCAGTTTCAGCATATGATGCTGAAGTAGCGTTATTAGCATAAGATGATGTAACAGGAACATTCAATGAGAACGAGGCTGTTGTAGCAAAAGATGAACTTAATGCTTGAGAAGCAGATACTGCAAAAGATGATGTTAAATTATTTACTACACTTCCAGATACATTTATTGAACCTGTTACTGTTAATCCTTTTGCAGTAATATTATCAGCATCTATATATTGGAAATAATCAACTGAATTAGTACTAGTTCCTGTAAGCGTAGAACCTGGTTTATCATAGATAGTATTAATAATTGAATAAATACCTGCAACACTAATAGGTGCAACATTATTTCCTGCCTGAACAAGAACTTGGCTATTAACCAAAGTTAAAGTTGTTGAAGCACCAGTAATAGTTATACCATTTCCACCTAAAGCTGTAACAACACAATCAACTATTGCTAAATTACCTGCACTAGCTGAAGGTGTCACTACACTATTACATCCCTTTATGATAACTTGTGCTGAAGCATTGCTTACTGCTACTCCAACATTTTTATTACCGTTAATAATAGTAATGCC